CTGAGGTCCATATGGAATTCCTAGAGTTCGAGCGGGAACAATTGTTTGATTTCCCAATCGCACAGCCTTATTTCCGTTTCCCTTTTTCCTCACCACAACGTATGGTTTCGGCTATATCGTTGTTGGCAACCGCCAAACAACACAAAGGAAGGGTTTAAATGCCCGCCATGATTCCGGTAGTGATCGAAGATCGCGCCGCAACCCCGCTCGCACACACTTTCGCCCCCCGTTCAATCAAGAACGACGTGGCGGAGTTTGTTAACACGACCGGCGTTCCGCTCGGGAACGAACGACTCACGCTTTCTATCAAGAAGGCCGGATCGTACTACAAGGGTGAAGCCCGGCTACTTTTGCCGGTCTTGGCGACCGAGACCATTAATGGTGTCGCTCGTCCCTCCGTACTCCGTACTGCAGTCTGTACTTTCAGCTGTTCCTTTCATGAAACTAGCTCACGCCAGGAGCGTGACGATGCCATTGGCATGATGTACAAGCTCCTGGTCGACGGCGGTGAAATGACGGACGGCATGTTTGTCGACCTTACGGACCCGTATTAATTGACCATCTACGCAGACTCGTCTGCGTTTGGTTGGATCTTTGGTACGGCCTACTCGCTGCTCGTCATTGCCTACTTCGTGTGGGTATATGTCGAGTTGCATCGCGATGACTAATTTTCGCGGTGCTTAGTCGTGTAGGTTGGTGAGCAATGGTGCTCATCAACGGAGTCTTTAGTCCCGAAAGGACACCTCTCATGACAAGGCAATATGCCGGTGAGAAAACTTCACCTCGAGCGAAACGAATTTCGCTGGAAGTGCCTCCCACGTTGTATCACGAATTTCGTCAACTACTGCGCGAGCAGCTAACGAATGAGGCGAGTCTCTCGGTTGGGCACACGGCGTTTAAAGCCAAGTACCTGCTCGAAGAGTTCGAGTCGAAGTTGTTAGAGCCCGACTTGTCGGGATCGACGAGCGTGCAACGTCACGGCCGCGCCATTGTAAAGTGGTTAGGTCGTGAGGTCACTAATCGTGTGGTCAATCAGCGCATAACGCTGGCTGACGATACTGACTTCCTCTTTTTAGATAAGGGAGGATTTCCAGTGTCGGCTGTCGACGTGATTGCCTGGTGCAAATCCGCCGTCTCAACGCTTTTGGGCGAAGAGATTCCTTGGAACGAGCTGAAAGGTTCGTTCTCGGGGGGCGCCAGTACTTCGGTACGGCGTGGAGTCGGGAATATCCCTAGAAAGTACCAGGAGGGCAAGGACATAACGGAGAGTGCCGTAAGGCATTACTTGCAGCTGACGCATAGAGCGCAGTTGCTACCCCGCGACTTTGTAATTAGTCGCGGCAACGGTATGTTCACTGTTCCGAAATCGTCCATCATTGATAGGGTTGCTGCAAAGGAACCCGAACTCAATATGTACTGTCAGAAAGCTGTCGGCGATTATATCCGTCGAAAGCTGAAGCGTAACGGCATCGACCTGAACGACCAAACAGTCAATCAGGAGCTTGCGTGGGAGGGATCGAGAAATGGCACTCTTGCCACTATCGACCTCTCTAGCGCGAGCGATTCTGTCACCA